AGTGGTGGAGGCGGTGGTGGCGGTGAGGAAAGTGGAGGCGCTAGTTCCGCTGGAGCTGGCACTACTGCTACTACTGGGGGAGCTGAGGCTGCTGGAGGTTCTGACGGAGACCCTGTTATTACTAGGGACGTTGAGGCTGTTGATGATGATCCTTTAATAGTAAACGAAGGAGATATTGTAGGAAGACAGATTAAAGAAGCTTATGAAGCTGAAACTAATCCTGAGTTAAAAGAAGCTTTAAAAGAAGAGTTAATAGCTTGGCTAGAAGGAGGGGCTGGTGAACCCGAGCCGATTCCTACAACAGAACAACCTCCTGAAAGTACTTTTGAACCTAACGCTGGTGTCTCTGGTGACACTGCAGAAGGCGAAGACGATTTTTCTATAGTTGGTGATTTACTAAACATTCCTATTGACACACCAGAATCAACAGTCCCTGAAGATGTAGATACTTTAGGTGTCACTGGTGACACTGGTGACGCAGGAGGCGCTGTAGACGGCGGTGGCGCTGGTACTGACGGAGACGGTGTAGACACAGGCGACGGNGGGGNAGCTGGTGGTGGGGACAGTACCGGAGTAGCAGACGGTAGTGGTGCAGGTGCTGGAGAAGGGACTGGAGAAGGCTCAGGGACTGGGGAAGGCTCAGGTACTGGAGAAGGAACTGGAGAAGGCTCAGGGACTGGTGGCGGATCAGGTGGTATGCTTTCTGGTGGCAGTGGCAGTAGTATTGGGCAGGGATACATGGGAGGCTTCAACTACAACTTACCTCAGTTTGTACCTGTAGCTTATCAGCCTAAAGATTATGACGTTGAGCTTAATAGAATCATCAAACAAAGCTTATTTCAAGGGATGGTTTAATGAATTATTTAGATTTAGTTAACAATGTGCTAAGAAGACTACGAGAAACGGAAGTTACTTCTGTACAGTCTAATGCTTACAGTAAACTCATAGGAGACCTAGTCAACGACGCTAAGAACCTTGTGGAAAGCTCGTGGGACTGGTCTATGCAGCGTAAATTAATTAGCACGGTTTTAAACAACCCCGCAGAAGGAAACCGATTTACTCTTGTTGGCTCAGGGGAAGCACCTAAAATACAAAGCATGTTTGTAGGTTGGCCCCAGTCGGTAGTTTCTGAGCCTGATCTTACAAAAACTGCGACTAATCTTCTAACTTATATAGATCAAGTATCTATGCAGGAATATATAAGACTAGAACAACCTTTGCGAGGAAACCCAACGCCAACAGGAACACCTATTTATTATAGTTTATTTGGGATAGATTCTAACAGAGATACTATAATTACATTGTACCCTTCCCCTGATCCTGTAGCATTGTTACTTACATCTTTATTTAAAGCACAAGCAGACTTAGTCAATGATACAGACAAACTAGAAATCCCTGTCATGCCTGTGTTACACCTTGCAGTAGCTTTTGCTTCACGAGAACGAGGAGAAACAGGTGGTACTTCTACTCAAGAATACTTTACTATGGCTAACAAGTACCTTTCGGATGCTATTGCGTTAGACGCAGCAAATGCGCCGGAAAAAACTATCTTTTATACACCATAAGGTACACGTATGGCACAAGAAATAAAAAGTATTACTCTTGTAGCGCCTGCTTTCAAAGGTATTAATACCGAAGATTCGCCTTTAGCTCAAGACCCTTCTTTTGCGGAAAGCGCGGACAACGCCGTTATCGACAAAAGAGGGCGTATTGCTGCACGTAAAGGACTCAGTGTTTTAACTACGGATAAAACTGAGTTAGGCACTGGAAACTTACGAGCAATAAAGGAGTTTAGGGACAACTTAGGTAACACCAAAATATTCTCAGTGGGTAACAACAAAATACTCAGTGGCACAACTGTGTTGGCTGATGAAACACCGGGTAGCTACACGATCACTTCAGATAACTGGAAGATTGTCAACTTTAATGACAATGTTTATTTCTTCCAGAGAGGCTATGAACCTTTAGTTTATAATAACACTGGAGGCGCTGTAGTTAAACTTAGTACAGTAGCAGGAGCAGCAGGTGTTGTTGCTGCAATGTACGGCAATGAAGTCCTAGCAGCCTACGGTAGACTCTGGACTGCAGACTTTACTACTGATAAATCTACTGTGTACTGGTCTGACCTTTTGATTGGTCATGACTGGACAGGAGGAACATCTGGTTCCATAAATTTATCAAAAGTATGGCCTGATGGTTTTGACGAAATTGTAGCACTATCTGCACATAATAATCTTTTGATTATCTTTGGAAAACACAGTATCGTAGTGTACGAAGGTGCTGACTCTCCTGCTACTATGAGATTAGTAGATACTATTGCAGGAGTAGGTTGCGTAGACAGAGACACTGTGCAGTACACAGGAACAGACGTTTTATTTTTATCTCAGACTGGTCTCAGAAGCTTCGGCAGAACTGTACAAGAAAAATCAATGCCTATGAGCAGTCTGTCGGGGACAATTACTACGGACATTATTAGACTGATTAGAGGAACCGGAGAAATCTTCAAGTCCGTGTACCACCCAGAAGAAAGCTTCTACTTAATAACTTTTACCAATCAAGCAATAACTTTTTGTTTCGACGTTAGAGGTACTTTGGAAAACGGGGCTTATCGAGTTACTCGCTGGCCCGGCACAGGCTTTACTTGTTATGGACGCAAAGACAATGGAGACTTACTTATAGGTAGTCGTTTTGGAATTGGGCAGTACACAGGGTACAAAGACAACAGCCTTCCTTACCGCTTTAAGTACTTTAGTCCTGAGCTGACTTTCGGTGACGCTTCTAAACTTAAGTTTTTAAAAAGACTCAGACCAACACTGGTAGGAGGCAGCGGTGCAAACGCTATTTTTACGTGGTCCTATGACTTTGGAACTTTGTTTAGCTCGGCTGAAGTAGGGATTAGAAGTCAAGGAAGGTCTGACTTTAATTTATCTGAGTACCCTGTGTACTCTGAGTTGTCTGGTTATGGCATTTCGTCTACAGGTGACGTTGACATAGGAGAAGTTGTAGTTGTAAACAAGTTCTTAGGGGACTTTACTTCTGCTCCTACTATCGGCTCTGGGGGAGGTGCTTTGTTAGAAGGAGACAGCTACTTCGACACTGCTGCTGATATTTTTTATGTGTACATAAGTAGTGCTTTTGTCGATTTAGACACTTTAGTTCCTGCCAGTGTCGGAGAGTTTTCTGACGGAGAGCTTGTTTCTAGGAACTCCATAAACGCTAACGGCAGTGGTTCAACTATTACCATTGGCTTAGAAGCAGACATAAACGGAGAAGAATTGTCTATACAGGACATCAACGTACTTGCATTAATAGGTAAAACATTATGAGTTATTGTGAAAAAAGTTTTGAAAGGGAGATAAACTAATGGGTCTTAAAGAAATTTTAGAGTCTATAGGCGGTGCAGGAAACGCAGGAAATACTGCTGCTGCTTTAGGATTAGGCACTGCTGGTTTAGCCCTTGCTGAAAAAGGGTACAGTGATTTAGGAGACATTGGGGAACAAGCGTACGCCGGTTTAGCAGGAGAAGGAGGTCTCGCGGAACAACTCAGGGGGATGCTTGAGTTCCAACCGTACACTGTTACTTCTGCTACTGGTGGTCAGTTCGGTATGACTCAGGACCCTACTACGGGCCAAATGACGTACCAAATGGCTACTTCTCCTGAAGAACAAGCTCTACAGCAGCAGACATTGGCTAATGCGGGTATGTTCTTTAATCAAGCAGCTATGCCTGTAGACCAACGAGAGCAGGACATATTTCAACGCATGAGGACAGCGATGTCTCCTGAAGAGGAACGTCAGCGTTTAGAAATGGAGCAGCGTATGGCGGCTCAGGGACGCTTAGGTGTCCGTACGGCTCAGTTTGGTGGCACACCTGAACAACTAGCGTTAGCTAAGGCGCAGGAAGAAGCCAGAAATACCGCTATGTTGAACGCTATGCAGTTTGCAGGACAAGAGCAGCAACGTCAGGCCCAGCTAGGCTCAGGAATGTTAGCCTCTGGTTACGTACCACAGGCACAGCTTCTGGCTGCTTTACAGCCCGGAATGACTGCAGCAGAACGCCAGCGTCAGTCCTTGTCCGAACAAGCGGGAGCATACGGACAGACGTACGCTTCAGGCTTACAAGGGCTTCTTTCGTCAGCTTTGGGTCAGGCTAATATTGCTGGAGGAGTCGGCGGTAACATCACTCGTGCAGCACTTGGTGGCTTGTTCGGTTAATAAGGAGAACACATAATGGCTACATTTTCAGAAGGGTTTTTGTCTCAACTAGGCAGACCCGCGATGTCACAAAGCTTGTTTGACTTAGGTTCTGCTATTGGTGGTGTTCCGGGTCAGATGAAGCAGCAGCGAAAGCAGCAAGAGTTTAACCAATTGATGCAACAGATACAGGGCGCACAAGGCTCTGGAGACTTCACAAGTATGAAGATCTTGGCGCAGCAGTTGGCTACTTCGAACCCACAAGAAGCTGCTAAGGTTATGCAGGCTGCTACTGCTCTTGAAGAAAAACAAAAAACAATTGAAGCAGGATCTGGCATGTTTTCTAAAGCACCTGAACAAGCTAGAGAGTCGGCAGCACAGCTTGTTAAATTAGGGCGTTTTTCAGAAGCTGAACAAGCTTTAACAAGGGCTGAAAGTCTTGAACAAAGAGAGAAAGAAGTAGGTAGAAAAAGAACTTCTGCTCAAATGTTGATGTCAGAAATACAACAGGTTATGAAAACTCCTAATATTTCTAAGGCAGACAAAGAAAAAGCACTGGGTTTATTAAGAGAAGCTGCACAAGCAGGCGAAGACTCTGATCTTTTGAAACCGCGAGTAGAAGAACTTAAAAAAAGCTTGCTTCCTCAAAAAGCAGGGAGTAGGGCTGCTCCTGTTTTTAAAGACCTCATGCGTCCAAACCCTCAAACAGGTCAATTAGAAAAACGAACGATACGGTTTGACACAGACCTTGTTACAGGGGGCCTTATTGAAACTGACGTTGGTCTTACTCCTCCTAAAGAGTTTGCTCCTAAAGACACTTCAGGAGCAAAAAAAGGTGACGTTGCCCAGTCGGCTCGGTCACCTTGGGAAGACATGAATGAAGTAGCAGCCACCTCGGCAATTTCTTTAATAAGGAACAAAAACTTAGCAACGCAAATTGCTTCTGAGCCAGACAAAGCTACTGGGCTTGTTAGTCAAGTAAGAACAAAGGTATTAGACATTGCTGGGCTGCGAGATGCTGAAGAAAATCTAAAAACTGAGTTTTTAAGAGGCGTGAATACCGAAATTATTGGTAGTTTGCCTCCGGGCGTTGCTTCTGATAGAGACATTGAAATTTTTAGTAGTGGTTTTCCTGACGACTCTCGGTCTACTCAGCAAATACTAGAATACTTAGAAGTAGAGCGTAGATTCTTAGGGGCGCTGCAAGACAAAGCTTTATTAGCAGAGCAGTTTCTAGATAAACAAATGACAAGTGGTCAAGACGGTAATTTCGTTGGTTTTAATGCTTACCAAAGAAACTATAGTTCTTCTCTAAAGATATTAGATCGATATATAGCTGATGCTTCAGAAAGAGGTCAAACCCCAGAACAAGCACAGGAAGAAGCACTTTCGTTTTTTAAAAATGACTTTGGTTTCGTACCTGCTTACTACTTATAAGAGGACCTTATGCCTAAAAGTATTTACACAGGAAAAGAAGTATCTCCAGATAGTCCGTTTGCTTCTCTTGCAACAGGGACAGGCTACTCAAGCCCGTTTTCAGTAGCTGCTTTACCCCCAGAAGAAAAACAAGAGCAGTACGTAGCAGAGAATCTTCAAGCTTTTACTGAAAAAGTAGAGTCTGAAGAAGGTCTTACTGGGGACGACATAATAATGACCGCTAGGTCTTTTATTGACGGGCTTTGGTTTAACAAGGCGGATGAAGCTGGGAGCTACATGGCTGCTACTGCTGTTTATGCCTTAAACCCAGAAATGAGAGACAAGTCTATCCCTCAAATTGCTGACGAAATGCAACTAGGTTTAGAAGCTGAGTCTGCTCGTTTTGCTGAAGAAAGTCCTTGGGCGGCAGGAATATCTAACGTAGCTGGGTCTTTATTGTCTCCAGTGTCTTTAGCCACAGGAGGTGTTTTATCTCAGGCAGCTAAGTTGAGGTCAGGAGCACAAGCTGGGAAAGCAGTAGACGAAGTAGGAGCATCTCTAGGTGGGGCTTTTGCTAGAACAGGTGCAGATGATGCTGCGGGCCTAGCAGCTCAACTAGGAAGACAGCAGGCAGGTACTCGTGTCTTTGGAGTAGGAGGTGACGCTACAGGTAAGATAGCCCAAACACTGTCTAAAGCTAGTCCTATGGCTGCCCTAGGCGTCACAGGCGGTGTAGTAGGCCTCGAAGGCGCTGTTATTGGAGCTGAGGGAGATACTTGGGCAGAAAAAGCAAAGAACGCTGCCTTTACCGCTGGCATCTCTGCCGCAGTCCCTTTTGCTTTTGCAGGTATAAAGAAAACCTATGACTTTGGCACTGAGTCTAAAATGGCCCAGCAGTTAGGAGAGGGTGCTAACTTCACTAACCTAATGTTTACTGAACATGGTTTAGCGCAGGTGTATAAGTCTGTCGTAGCTAAGGCTTACGGAGGACGTACTTTATCTGAACAACAGGCGCGTCAAGTTGCTGGTAGAGCTGCTCCTGCTGCTGCTGCTCGAAAAGCGGTGCAGGAAGTTAAAGAAGAGTCTAAGAAGAAAGTAGCAAACGCTACTGCGGCTATTCAAAGGAATACTGTAGAAGCTATAGAGGAAACAGGTCTCCGTCTTGACGAACAGATAGTAGAAGTTAAGAGATTATCTGCTGAGGCACAAGGCGCACAAAAAGTAGAATACGAGGACCAGTTAGCACTTTTAACTGAGGCGAAAAACAACGTAGGTGCTGCAAAAGCACTAGCAGTGAAGGAAGCTGATGCTTCTGTCAACGCTGCTAACGCAGGTTTCCGTGGACAAGCCTTGAGAGAATCTGCTCCTTCAGGTACTCCCCAAGACGAAATAAACGCTTTAGGGGCTTTAGATCCTCAAGACGCTAATGCAGCTTTAGACGACCTCTGGAGAAAGTACGGTTTTAAGGTGGCTGACGGTAAAACCTACACTATAAATAAAGATGAAGTAGCTGCATTTATTGACAGCATTGTTGACGACTACTCCGACTTGGCTTTAGTAGGAGCTGAGAAAGGTGGCATCATTAACGCTGTAAAACAGTTCGTTGTTGACGAAATAGGCCGTAAAGCTCCTGACGGTGTTATTAAAGGAGAAGACCTTTTACAATTAAGAAGTACCATTGGAAGGGCTATTAATGGCCTGAGCAACGAAAGCGTGTCTACTCGAAGGTTTTCTTCAGAGGTTCAGGGACACTTCCATGACTTGCTTGAGTCCGGTCTAAGTGCAGCGGAAAGAAAAACATTTGCTGCTGATAGGGCAGCTTGGGGAATTAGAAGCACTGTAGACGAAGCCACTATAAAAGCATCAGGAGGAGACGCTAGAGCAGGGGCCTTTACTGGCAAAGACTACTTAGACGCTTTAAGAAGTTTTAGCCCACGTTTTTCAGGACGAGGAGCTGGAAGACTACAACAAGAAGCACAAGAACTTGCTGCTGTTACTGAAAGAAACAAACAAAACATCCTTGACTTAGCTGAGTCAGAAGCTAAAAGAATCGGAAACGAA